AAACCTAATCTATTTGCATAAAATTCCGCTGCGTTGTCGCTGGTCAAAACTTGACCTGCTTCTTTTTCAGACATTACGTGTCCCTACGAATTTACCCAGTTAACCTAACTGGTAAGGTTGTGGAGTTTATACCACAGATTTATAGCCCCATCAAGGGATTTTGTTGATTATCAATGTCAGACACGGCAAATTGTGCCGCTTGCAATTGATCTGCATTGCGTCTTTCAATTTCGCCAAGTAAACGGTTAGTGTCCATTTTGTGCAACATAAGCTGAACAATCGCATCGATTTCAGTCTTGTTCTGGCTTGTGATTGAACGTGTGTTCTGGTCATTGACGCGCACTTCAGCCATTGTTTCGGTGTTGTGAGCGCGGCTAGTAACGTCCATGAGCTTGCGCTTGGTGTCGCCATCTTCTTTGAGTTGGGCAACACTTTGGCGATACTTCAAGTCCAGTTGCATTGCTTGCATTTGCTGTTGCATTTGCTCCATTTGCTGTTTGGCCTGCGCCAATTGCATTTGCACTTGCGGTGGAATGTCAGATTTGTCATCAATCTGAGCCAATGGATTAAGCGTGGCCAAGCGGTCTGCAATAACGTCTGCACCTGGAAAGTCTTGGTTTCTGAAATACAGATCGCCAATCTTGTCCATCAAAGCAGGGTCGCTTGCCAAGATGGGGCCAATGCTTGCCACAGCCTCTTGGCGCTTGCTGTCGTAGCCTGGGCCTGTGTCCATCACCACATCATATTGGCCAATGGTCAGGTCGTTCAGAATTCGGCCTGTAGCTTCGCGCTGGTTCATTGTTAGCAGTTCAGGCTTGCCATCGTCACCAATAATTCGCATCACACGCTGTGTGTCGTAGATTTTGGGAATCAAGTCCAAACAAATCCTGCCAACGTGCGAGATAGAACGGGTCAGGTTGTCGTAATAGTCGTAGTTTGTCAGGTCAACTTGCTGCTGTTGGCCGTTCAAAGCTTTGCCAGAGATGTTGCCTTGGCCTAACTGTGCAGGGTCAAACACCCCCATGATTGATTTAATGTCATCGTCCACACCTTGTGCAGCGGCCATGATGCCAGCTTGCGGTGGCTCTGGTTGCAGGCGTTGCGGCACAGGTGCTGGTCGGCCTTCAATGTCTGTCTGCTTGTAGCGCAACAGCGGGAAAGACTTGATGTTGGCGTTTGCCCAATCGTTTTCGTGGCCTTCGTCTTGACCTTCAGCAATCAACCATTTGGCCTTTGGAGCCAATGCAACACCTTCGGTGATAGAAGTCTGCCAGAAGTTATACATACGCTGCGGGTCTTTGGCATTGCGAATCATGCCAAATTTCTTACGCTTATCGCCTACAACCAAATGACGGCCATAAACAGGCACGATTGGGATATAACGGCCAGCCCATGTGCCTTCTTCAATGATTTCGTTGGCTGTTAGCTTGCAATATTTAATGGTTTTCTTGTATGACTTGCGCTGGTCAATCACGGTGATGCCAGCCATAGCCAAACGCGCAAACGAATCTTTATCTTCGGCAAAGGTGCTAGAGCCATCGCTCAACAAGTACAAAGTGGCTTTCTCGCGCACCGTGTAGTAATACTCGGCAAGGCGAATGTCCTCTTTGGTAATCCATTCTGATTGACTGTCACCAGTACCGCGCTGCGTAAATGAAGTGCCATTGCCGTCATCTGCGTCAGGATAGAGCTTTGCAAACTCCTTCTTTGGCATCATTGTTGTAATTAAACAACGGTCAGCGTCAGAGCCATCAGGGGCAACAGAATTGGGGTCAAAGTAGACGGTAAACGGGTTGTCTACAGGGTCAATATAGATTTCTTGGTCGAATGAATCTTCTGAAACGTAGTCTGTGCGGACGCGCACATAACCCCAACCCATACGGACAGCATATTCGAAAGCGTTGTCATAGGCGTGATCGGCGTTTGAGTTGACTTCAATGTGGCGAATGACACCCTGAATGACTTGAGCGTCAACCATGTCCTGCTGTGTGTTAACAGCATGAACTTTGATGCGTGGTCGTTGCTGGCGCTGTTGGTTACAGACCTGGCGGCAATAGTTATCCACCTTGTTAACCACAATGACGGGGCGTGATTCCAGATTGCGTGAGTTTTGCAACTCCACAGGCCATTGATCGCCGCCGCCAAATTTGAGGTCTTCAAGAGCCTCTTGACGGTTCATTGTGTCGGCATCGTTTGCCAGTTTCAGGAATTCAATTGCTTCTTGAATTCGTGGGTCGTAATCATCTGCCATATATGTCCTTTGACAAGTTGCCTAATTTTAACTCATCCAACTATTAGCGCCACCATAATATTGCGTTGGCTTTGGTTGTCTACGCTGTTTTGGTTCGTTAATCATCAAGCCAATGTAGCGGAAAGCGTCAGCGCCGTGGCTGTAATTGTCGTGAACAGGCGTTTTGCTGAACTGCTTAGTCTCTGGGTCTACATCGTAACGGTAGTGCCGTAAGCATTGCAACCCGTCATGGCAGTTGTCGCGGTCAAACCAGCAATTCCTAAAGATTGTCCTAGCGGCGTTGATGCTGTCCAAGATAGGCGTTCTTGGGATGATGCGGGTTTTGTAGCCAGCATTTCTAACAATTTCCTCAATGCTACGGCCATTGCCAGCCAGCGTCTTGTTCTCAGCGTCATGCGGCAACCAAAGCGTGTCGTAGATATACCCGTAGGTTTGCATCTTGGCTAGATAGTCGCTCATGGTCTGCTGATTGCCCTCGGTGTAGCGAATCAGGCGGGTTTCCATGCCCACAAACTGCAAGAACCAAATAGCCGTAGCGTCTGACCAGCCCAAGTCAAAAATGGCGTGTACAGGCTTTGTCGGGTCGTAGTTGACCTTTGTGATACGGCCATCCAACTCAGCAAGCTGCATTTCCTTGGCAAACACAGCGCCATCTACGGTCTGGCGGCATAAACCTTCCCACACCACGTTATAGGCTTGCGGGTCGCGAGCTTTAAGCTGGTCTTTTTCCTCACGCAGCGTTTCGGGAAACCACGGGTTATCTGACCAGTTCACTTTAACAACAATTGCGTTATCAGGCTTGTGAATGACAAATCGTTGATAGGTTTCGTCTGTTTCTAGCTCTGGGTTGAACGTAATCCATATCTCAGAGTTTTCTTTGCGAATGGTAGGAATCAGCACGTTCCAGCTAAATCGGCTGGTTGTCTGCGCTTCTTCCACCCAACAAATGTCCACGCCTTCATAAGACTTGACGTTGGCCACGTTGTTCTTCAGGCCAACAAAGTTAAATTCTGAGCCGTTCTTGCCCCTGATCGTGTTCTGGGTTATTTCATAGAACCCTAACAGACCAAGCGCCTCGATCTGGTCGCACAGCAGTTTGTGGACCGAATCACGAATTGAGGTCTGAAACTCACGGGCGCACAGTATGCGTAACGGGTCTTTTGCAGCCTTAATCAGCAAAGCCCTAGCCACACCCCATGACTTAGCGCCGCCACGACCACCGTAAAGAACCTTGTAACGGCTTTTCTCAAACAAGCATTGCAGCTTGATTGGGAACTGCGCCTTGGCTATTGCGCCTTGTACGTCACTCATTAGGCTTCACAAAAGTCACTTGGATGCCAGACAGCAACGGCGCTCCATCTGCCCCTGTAATCTCGGTCTTTGTGCTTTCACGGTACTTCTTTGGAAACCTTGCAGCCATTGACCGCGACCACAACGATGCGTTCAAACGGTCACTTTCCTTGTTCTCGACCATGTAAGCCTGCGCTTGTTCTTCCCACCATGAAAGCTCATGTTGCTTTGCTAATTCCAAGGCGTGCAGAAATTCTTCGTGCTTATCTCTCCAATCGTATAAGACACGTAAGGAAACGTTAAGCCTTGAGGCAATTTGTTCTACAGATTTACCAATGCGCCCCAACTCAACGACTTGCTCGCAATAAGCAGGGTCGTAAAGGCTTGGTCTACCAACAGGGCGCTTTTCATCGGTCATTTTTTGGCAGTCTTTGCAGCTTCTTTGAACGCTTTGGCCGTGGGCGCACCCTTAGTGCCAGGCGTTCTCATCTTTTCAACGGGCTTGCCCGCAGCCTTTTGGCGCTCAATCCGTTCTTGCTTGGCGTGAATGTTTGCGTACAGTCCAGGTTTTGACATTAGCAGTTCCAGTTCTTTAATGATGCCTTGGCCCGTTCTGCTGGGCCTTTGGCGTTCTTTACTACGCCTTCCATCCTTGCACAGAAACTTGCCTTGCGGCCTTCATCTGCCTTGGTCTTTGGGTTTGGTGCTGGCGGCTTTAGGTTGGCGTTGTTTTTTGCATTGTATTCAGCACGACCTTTGGCGGTCATTCCTGCGCCTTTTTCCGTTGGGTTGTAGGTCTTGCCCTTACCCGTGGTTTTATGCTCAATAGGTTTATCGTGCTTTTTCATTTCTTTTTGGCCTTCTGTGCTTCACGCTTTTCAGCATAGGCAATTGCCACGGCTTGCTTAACAGGTTTCCCTGCTTTCACTTCCGCTTTAATGTTTTCTTTAAACGCTTTCGGGCTGGCTGATTTCTTCAGGGGCATCTTGTTTCTCCAGTTCGGCTAATTGCCACTTGCATTGCTCCAAAGCACCATTGATCATGTGCAAATTGACTTCCAACTGCTTGCCTTGCGCCATCAGTTCATCCATGCGCTTTTGGATTGCTTCTTTCATTTATCTTCCCCAGTTTTTCATTTATTTTCCCCAGTTACTACGGTTGATTGTTTATAAAGTCGTGGGCGCTTTGTTGGGTCTTTTTTCTCCAACAACTTGCCGATTTTCCAAATTAACCATTGAATCTTACGCTTGAGCATGGCTTTCCCCAAAGTAAGCCAGAACATCAATGTCTTCGTTTATGTCTTTAAACCGCTGTTCAAACGAATACACAATGCCCTTATACATACTGGCATGGTAACGGTTGCCGTTCTTTTTATAGTACGCCAACTGCTTTTTGGCTAATCCATAAGCCATTGCCAAGGTGTAAATGTTTTCTTTGACTATCATTCTTCAACAAAACAAATGTCTTGCCAGCTCATCCGCAAACAAGTGTCTTCACCAATCTTAATTGGCTCAAACTTCAGATATTCGTCCTTGGCCGTGTCTGCCACTGTGCCGTAATGCACTTTGTCGCCCATCTTTAATCCT